GAACGACAAGAGATAAGTACCCGCTAGTAATCAGCGGGCTGCCTTACTTGTTAGATAAATGCGGAAGTGGACACCACGTAGAAGTCGAAGTATATAAGGTAAACAATGACACCTTTTCTGCTCTTGATTCGCTAGAGGGACACCCGAATTTTTATCGCAGAAGTCAACTGCCTATCAAACTAAACAATGGAACGATAGTAAATGCTTGGATATACTTTATAAACAATAACTGGAATAGATACGATAGTATCTCATCAACCAATATGAAGCATCATAAAAGCTTTCCAATTACACCCAAATTTAGCTTGGGTACAAGGCGATACTCATACGCTGATAAGCCAACCTATGAGCAGTACACTCACGAGCCTACTCCTCGTTACCACTGGCGTAGGGATTTATTCTCTTCATTGTCAACAATAGCAGACAAAGAAGATGACAATACAAAGTATTGTAACATTTGCTTTGAAGAAGTTTACTATGATGAAACTGAAATCAGCAATCAAAAATATCATTGCAGTGTGTGTAATGAAATGTATTCAGAGCAAGAGGTTACTAGCTAACCTCTGCTTTGTTTACATTGACTAAATATTAATAACAAAAAAACAATAACAAATGAGAAATTTAACACCAGCGCAAAAAAGATTACTTAACAGAGTTATAATTGCAAATGGATTATTCGACAACTTAACACTAAGAGATTTAAATACTAGAGAAACAAAAACGTTTCACAATCTACGAAGAAAAGGTCTTTATGTTTATTGCGAAGGAGAAAATAAAAAGATAATGTTGAACGTAGGTAAAATGATTAACGAGTCAGATTTTATGGATTATGTTGCTTCATTTAAACACGAAATCAATGGTATCAAGATAGATAGATTAAAAGCTGCAAGAGAAGAGCAATCCATTGTTAATTTAGTTATTAGAAAAACTGGATTATTGGCCTCTCAAAAATATAGAGGAAGTAAATTATACAACAACATTTGGATTTTTTACAATGCAAAAGAACAAAGTGCAAGCACTGAAGAATCTAAAAAAGAGATAAGAGCAGAAAGAAATAAAATTATAGACTTATCAATGAAGATTAATGAGGCCAAGACTTATGCTTACAGTTTAGAGATTCACGATTACGCAATATAATAATAACAAATAAATTAAAAACAATAAATATGGAAATAGCAATTATAAGATTTACCGAAAATACTGGAAGAACTTACATTGTTGATATTACTAACGACCCTCAAAAGTGGATAGTAGACAACAACTCAACGAGAGACAAAGAAGAATACGAACAACTGTCGGGCTTTGATATCGAATGGACGACATTAAAACAATATTAAAACAAAACACTATGATAACAATAAAACAAATTAAAAATATTGCAAAAGATATTAAAGAAGATAAGGAATGGGTAAACGATAGTCATACCTCTGCCGAACACAAAGGGGTTTGCAGTGGATTAGATAGACTAGTCGGACACTTACAAGAATTAGAAACAACTAAAGAAAGCAACCAAATCAACTACACGCAAACAGCAATACACGTAATATTCTTATTAATGTTATGGTTTATATTCTATGTTGCGATGTGGATATTTTATTAATCAATTAAATTAAAATTATGCCTATAAACAAATATGGAACTTGCGTTGTGGAAGGCGACAACTATTGTATAGTAATAGAATATAAGTACTACTACGATGATATGTCGCACGACTACGACCAACCACCCGAAGAAGACCTAGAGATACAAAGTGTCGAACTAAACAATATAGATATCACAGATTTTTACTGGGATTTTCTCGACAATCACGAATCTTATTTTTACAGCAAGGCACTGGAGCAAGCACGAGAAAATTAGTCGTCTGCGACCAATAAAAAAGGTACAATGAAATTTGGCTATGTCTAAATATTGTTGTACCTTTGTCTATTATTAACCAATCAAATTAAATTTTATGTATATTACAGTCAATCAAGTAGAACTCTGCTGCTCCCTCGCAAGCAGAAAAATGAAAAACGAAATGCAAGAGGGCGGATTTACCGATGAAGAAATTTATAGAGATTTAAAAACTCACACCGAATACACAGAACTCGCACAAGATGTATTCGACAAGCATTATGATTACTATTGGGATATGGTAGATAGATGTAATGTTACTCGCTCAACAATAAGCGTAGGATAATGCATCACGTAGCGCTAGAACTCTTGCACGAACAAGGGCTGAACCAAGAGTATAAAAGAAACGTAAGAGAATTTGACAACTACTTTAGATATAGTGGTAAGGAAGAAAAAGTAAACCTCAAGGTCGCCTACTTTATGGAAAAGGAGCGGAGGTACAAAGCAAAATTTGTACGCGGGATTAAAAACGATATGTCAAAATATAAACTCAAAAAAAATGGATAATAAAAAATATGAAAACAATATGAAGTTTCTCGCTTTGTCATATGCGGGAGTAGTCATCACACTAATAATACTTATGCTATGGAATTAAATAGAAAAGCAGAACTAATAACAGAAAAGATTATACTGAAGCAACGCGTCAAATCTTTAGAGCGTCAGCTGAAGAAATATAAAGCAGATAGTTTAAAAAGAAAAGAGAGAAGAAAAAAATTTAATATCACCTCCATCACCAAAGTTAACATTGATGGACATTGGTATTTTAAAGGAACAGAAATTTTAGCTTGTCAATAAATTAAACTATATTTACACAACAATTAAACCTTAATCAAATGAAATTCAAGAAACCCAGAAGAATGCTAACAGCCGAAATACTGTTAGAAAAATCACAAAAAACACCACGTAAAAAAGTTATACAAAAGCTACAACAATCAATAGACAAAGGAAGAATCAGCCTAACTACTTTTAGAAGTACTGGCCAAATAATGACTATGAACACGTATCTACACCTATATAGAGACCACGATGTGAGCGTAGTGGATTTAGGATTTAAACTATTACCCAACTCCAAAGAAGTTATTAGATATGCGGGCGGATTTATTATTCAAATGCTACCCGAATCTCATTATGCTTTAAACTACCAGAAAGAACTAGAGGTTAGTTTAGATTTAAAAAAGCTAGAAAAAACCATCTTTGAAGACATGGCGAAAGACATGTTTCTAAATTTTTAAGATGGAAGGTAAAAGCGCATACTGGTACGACACTGATAGAAACCTATCAACTACCGATAAAGATAACAGAGTACCCAGCTACTATGTAGGAAATACAACAAGAGCAGGAAAGTATCAAGCACGATATGTGGTTGAAGATTTTAACTGCTCTTACAATGTGGGTACCGCAGTTACCTACTGCTTACGTTCAAGAGTCAAGCACGAAGATGGGGGAATAGAATGCTTAACTAAAGCTATTGCCCATCTAGAGTTTGAAATTGAAAGATTAAAAAGTCAGAAATAATTTGCACAATCCTTATACATTTCTTATATTAGCCGCTCATTCATAATGTAGTTTTGACAGAGAGAGGAGTCGGGAATAATCCCAAAAACTTTATGGGTTTAAGAAACCTTAATATTAAATGTTTGGTTTCTCTCTCTGTTTTTTAAACACAATTAAATTTAATAAAATGCCAATACACAATGAAATATTTGACAGCTATCGACTAGAGGTTAAAGAAATACACAACGCTATTAAATTATTAGCAAAACAAGGATATACAGTAATTGATTTAGAAGGTCAAGTTATTACTAAATGGAATGTAGAAAGTGGGGATTACCCTAACATAACCTACAATAGAACACCTAAACAAAGATAGATGAAACAAAAAAACAAACCAAAAAAAGTGAGAACCGTTGATGATATTATTTTCAACTTAAACTTTCACACACAAGAACTAAAGAAAATTCTCCAAGAAAAAAAGAAGTGGGAAGAAATAAATAAATACAATCCAAATGAAAGAACCTATATTTAATCAGCTAGCAGACAACGTTTGCTCGCTCTATGATATTAGTAGAGAAAAACTCTTTACTAAAACTAAAGAAAGAAAAGTGGTAGATGCGCGACATATTTTATATTTCGGGTGTATGTCAAGACAAATAAGATTAAGTTACATTCAAGATTACTTGTCAAAAAACGGATACAAAATAAGCCACTCTTCAATCCTTCACGGGATAGATGTGGTCAAACAGAAAAGACAACAAGATGAGGATTACATTACCATCACGGACAGAATTCAAGAATGTGTTACACTTTAAAAGAAATATTTAATCAAGCAAAGGCAGACGAATTTTCTGCCGTCTTAGACGGGGAAGAATTTGAAGCACGGCTTTTGTCTGGAATCAGAATAGAGCAGAACAAAACTAATTTTGATACTATAATTCATAACACAACTCTAGGCGGAGATTTTTATAAAGAAATAACTACCGAGGAGTATGAAATTTTTTATCAAAAAGGTTGGCGGTCTGCTGTTTTTGTCTTATGTTTGTCTAACTATCGTAGAAAACTAGGAATGATAGAAGACAAAATAAAAACAGAAGTAAACACACGAAAGAATGCTAAACATATTATGAATCTAAAGGCAGCACGAGAAAGGATAATGAATTCATATAGTAAAATAAACAAAAAACTTAATCAATCAAACAAATAAAATTATGTCAAAATTAAAAACAGTAAATATTCAAGGGAAGGACTATGTAATGGTTCACGACCGATTAAAACATTTCCGAGAAACTTACCAACACAAGTATGGTATGGTTACTACTGTACTAGAAAAAACAAGTACAACAATTTTAGTTCAAGCAGCTATTATAGAAAAAGAATCTGGTTTCACAGTGGCTACGGGTACAGCTTTTGAAGAGGCAGCATCTAACTTTATTAATAAAGGAAGTTACGTAGAGAATGCAGAAACAAGCGCATGGGGTAGAGCATTAGGGTGTTTTGGGATTGGTATAGATAGTGGAGTAGCAAGCTACGAAGAAACTGCTAACTATAAATTAAATAATAAGAAAGTAGAAACCACTATTACCGTGCAAGATGTAGATGTCGAGGCTTTTTTAAAATGGGTGGCGGCTTTACCAAAGAAAGATAAAAATATGAAACATATTGTTGCTTTCTTAAAAGACAACAACTACAATATAACGGAAGAAATAAAACAAACAATAACAAACGCAATAACAAATGGAAAAAGTAATACAACAACTAAAAAACGATAAAGAATATTACTCGGGAGTGGGTCGTAAATATTTATCTAATTCAGATATTAGTGATTTACTTTACAACCCGATAAACTTTAAAACAGATAGGCCAGATAACAAGAATTTTTTGTTTGGAAGATATTTTCATCAACTTATTTTGGAGCCACAAAAAATATCTAACTGGGAATTTGTAGATGCGAGCAGTAGAAATACAAAGCTATACAAAGAAACAGTGGAAATGAGAGAAGTAGAGGTAATGCTTTTACAAAAAGAAAAAGAATTAGCCGACCAATTAAAAGAAACAATGTTAAGAAACTTTGACTTTGCTATGCCTATCTATAAGACTGGAAATAAATTTGAAGAGCCAGCGATAAAAGAAATAAAAGGCTTGATGTGGAAAGGAAAGGCAGACATTGTATGTGATGATTGTGTAATTGATATCAAAAGTACCGCTGACATTTCTCGATTTAAGTTTTCAGCACGTTCATATAATTATGACTCACAAGCATACTTGTATCAAGAGTTGTTCGGAAAACCTTTAGTGTTCTATGTTATATGTAAAGAATCTAAAGTGTTAGGGAAGTTTAATCCTACTCCAGAGTTTTTAGAAAGAGGCGAACAAAAAGTAGAAAGAGCAGTCAAGATGTATAATAAATATTTTGCTGAAGGAAGTATGGAAAATATAGAACAGTTTTATTTAAATGAAGATTTATAAATGAAGAAAAGAAAATTAAATTCAACTAATCCTAAATATCAAAAAGAGGATACAACAAAAAAACAAAAGGTAACTAAAAAATTAATCAATGAAACTAAAGGTGTTAAAGTTTATGCGGTCTTTATGGAACAAGATTCCGAAGAGAACGCCTAAAGGTACTATTATGTGGATTAGAGTTCCAATGTCCGTTAATAGTAAAGTCGAGAAAGAAGATTTAATCTTTGAGACAATGAATCATTTGGAACGAACTATAAAAATAAATAACAATGTCAGATTTCAAACACAACCCAAATAAAGGGAACTTATTTAAAAATAAGTACAAAGAAGAAGGTAGTAAACAACCAGATTATAAAGGCTCTGTTGCATTGCCTGATGGCACCCAAAAAGAAATAGCTGCTTGGGTAAACACTAGGACTAATGCAGATGGAAAAGAAGAACATTTTTTCGGTTTAACACTTAGTGATAAGCAAGAAAAAAAAGTTGAATCTCCTGTAGAATCTCCTGTAGAATCTCCTGTAGCTGCTGCGCCAGTTAAAGATTCTGGACTACCATTCTAATTGAGTAACTAACGTAAAAAGAGAGTCTCTTATGGCTCTTTTTTTATGTTTTTTTGTGTGTCGATATGTTAATTTTAACCAAAACATATAAGAGTAATAAAATTTTATATTATATTTATTTTTCTTTTTTTTATAAGCGGGTAAATATATGACATAATCGACATATCAACTGACAATCAACAACTTATGAAAATAAAAACGACATAAAACCGACATATAAACGACATACTATGACACACACTATAACAATATTCCAAAACATAAAAGAAACTACAACCCCTTTTCATCGCGATGCCTACACTATTTTAGAGAGAATTAAGAATGGCTCCTCCAAAGATTTAGTCAAAAGAATTAGGAGAGAAAAAGATAAAAGCAAAAGAAATGAAATTAAAAAATTATTACCAGCTGTTTGTTTTTCTGGTACGTTTACTAAAAGACAAGACACCAGTTTAATTGAACATAGCGGTTTAATTTGTTTAGACTTTGATGGCTACGGAAAGGTAAAAGATATGTTGAAAGATAAAGATATGCTTACTAAAAATAAGTTTGTCTTTTCTGTTTTTATTTCTCCCTCTGGTAATGGATTAAAAGTATTAATAAAAATCCCGCGGGACAAAGAGAATCATACAAGATATTTTCAATCACTAGATAAATATTTTAATTCGGATTATTTTGACAAGACAACTAAAAATATCTCACGTGTCTGTTACGAAAGTTACGACCCTTTAATTCATATTAATAATGATAGTGCTGAGTGGGATAAGATTGAAGAGGTAGAGTATAAAGAAGTTAAGAAACATATTGACCCCGTTACCATACCTATAACTGATGAAAATAAAATAGTAGAGATATTAGTGAAATGGTGGGAGAAAAAATTTCCGATGAATGAAGGACAAAGAAATCAGCATGCCTATGTTTTAGCAGCTGCTTTTAATGATTATGGTATTAGTGAAAGTTTAGCTTCATATGTATTAGGGCAGTATTCTAATAAAGATTTTAATTTAGAAGAAATCAAAAGAACTATCAAATCTGCTTATAGTAATACCCATAACTTTGGAACAAAGTATTATGAAGATGAGGATAGGATAAGTGATATAAAAACCAAACTCAAACAAGGCGTACCAAAAAATGAAATTCGGTGTCAATTAGAAGATGCTTCATTTGATACCGAGGTAATAAACTCTGTGCTGGAAAAAGCAGATGAGGAGAACAAGCATCAAATTTTTTGGACTAAATCTAATAAGGGTGTTATTAAAATAGTACATATACTATTTAAACAATTTTTAGAAGACCACGGGTACTACAAGTTTTGCCCAGAAGGAAGTCGCAACTATGTATTTGTAAAAGTATCAAACAATCTTATAGACCATACATCAGAAAAAGAAATTAAAGATTTTGTATTAGATACTTTGTTGAAGTTAGAAGATATGAGTATCTATAATTATTTTGCTGACCACACCAGATTTTTTAAAGAAGAGTTTTTGTCTTTACTATCAACCATTGAAGTATATTTTATAGAAGACACTAAAGATGAGGCCTACTTATACTACAGAAATTGTGCCGTTAAAATAACCAAAAACGATGTTGTTCCTATAGACTATTTAGATTTAGGCGGTTATGTCTGGCGCGAACAAGTCATCAATAGAATTTTTACAATTTGTAAAGTAAAGGATTGCGACTACAAGCAGTTCGTTGCCAACATATGCGGGCAGAAACAATCACGTATATCAACAATGGAAAGTACTATTGGTTATTTAATGCACGGGTATAAAAACTTATCTTTTTCTCCAGCTGTAATTTTAAACGATGAAGTTATATCGGACAATCCAGAGGGTGGAACTGGTAAAGGTTTATTTATGAATGCACTAGGCCATATGAAGAAGTTGGTATTTATAGATGGAAAATCTTTTAACTTTGAGAGGTCTTTTGCTTATCAATTAGTTTCGGCTGACACACAGATATTATGCTTTGATGATGTAAAAAAATATTTTGATTTTGAAAGATTGTTTTCTGTTGTTACAGAAGGATTAACTTTAGAAAAGAAAAATAAAGATGCAATTAAAATACCATTTGAAAATTCTCCGAAGATAGCAATTACCACTAACTATGCTATTAAAGGGTCTGGTAATTCTTTTGCAAGGCGTAAATGGGAAATAGAATTACACCAACACTACAATAAATCTTTCTCTCCTTTAGATGAATTTAACAAGCTAATGTTTGGAGATTGGGACGATGCAGAATGGTGTATCTTTGATAATTATATGGTGGATTGTTTACAGCTTCATCTAAACGAAGGACTTATAAAATCTTCATTTGTAAATTTAGAAGTTCGACAGCTGTCAGCAGAAACATCACACGAATTTATAGAGTGGTGCGGTTTGTTACAAGGACAAACAGTGAACACTAAATTGCAAGTAGATAAACGAATATATAAACAAGAATTGTATTATGATTTTATTGAAGAGAATCCAGACTACGCCCCTAAATCTAAAATGACTATTTCAAGAACGAGGTTTAATAAGTGGCTTACTGCATATGGAATTTTTAGAGAAGGTGTAGTACCAGAAGAAGGTAGAGATATGCACGGCAGATGGATAATATATAAAACACAATCTACTCCATCTAATCCTAATCTCCCTTTTTAATGGCTAAAAGCGACAAAGAAATATTACACATTGCTATGCGAAATTCTTACAGCGTTTTATTTGAGAATGCTGCTGAAGAAGATATTATAGAGTCGGAAGATTATTACTTTGCTCATAATCCTTTTGCCCCATATAGTAAAGACTTTATTTTAAACATGCTAGATTATTTCATAGAGGAAGAAGAATATGAAAAATGTATTAACATCAGACAAACACTAAAAGAATGGAACTCAGACCCTACCAGAAAGAAATTGTAACACGCGGGTTACAAATAATAAACCAATATAAATTTTTATATCTGGCAATGGAGGTGCGAACGGGAAAAACTTTAACGTCCCTAAGCATTGCACAAGATATAGGTGGAAAAGGCAGTGTGCTTTTTATAACCAAAAAAAAAGCTATATCAAGTATTGAAGCAGATTATGATTTGCTTAATCCTAATTATCACCTACACGTGATTAATTATGAGAGCTTACATAAAATTCCTAAAAATAAATGGACGGTGGTAATATGTGATGAGGCCCATACGATGGGGGCTTTTCCCAAACCCAGCAAACGAGCTAAGCAGGTTAAAGCGTTGCTAAAAAAACATAATCCTTTTGTTATTCTGTTATCAGGAACTCCTACACCCGAAAGTTATAGTCAGATTTATCATCAAATTTATGGGATACCTACTAATCCTTTTGCCCAATATAAAAACTTTTATAGGTTTTCTGATGATTATGTAAACGTACAAGTTAGACCAATAGGGATAATGTATATAAGAGATTATAGCGGAGGAACTAAGAAAATTTTAGAAAAAATAAAACCTTACACTATATCTTACACACAAAAAGAGGCGGGCTTTCAAGTGAAAACTACAGAAAAAATCTTAACTGTAGATATGAAGGAAAAAACATACGAGTGGATTAAAAAATTACAAAAAGATAAAGTGCTGCGAGGCACAGAAGAAGTTGTGTTAGGAGACACCGCGGTTAAATTAATGAGTAAG